CTTCATATAAATCAGTTGATTCGTGGATAGCGACACGTTTTGTAATATCAGGTTCAAGCATAAGATAAAGTACAGCGGCCAATTCTTTTACAAAATCCATCTCCATAAATTTATACAAATTACATAATGTTTCCATTAATCCACACGCTAGTCCATAAGTATCAATTGTAGACAATGATTTGTCTAAAAAATCCTCATACATATCTTTATTATCAATGTGCTTCATTGTTAGTAAAAAACCACCCAGATACTTACCGACGTCTGGTATATTGAAAGTTTTTGGTTTCATATTAACAACTGAATAAAATGTTTTAATTGCGATTGCTGACTTATTTGTGCTCGTATTGAAACCTTTACCTATATTAGTAACATAAGTTCTCTTTTTCTCTTCACTGTTTGTAGAGACAATATCAAATAATCTTTTGGATAAAAATTCCATTTCAGGAGGAAATGACCAATGAGGTGATGCGAACCTATTTATATTTTTTCTAGATAGTTTTTTTAAGTTTGATTTTGTGTTCATTAAACCAAAATCTATATAATTTAATCTATTTGTTGCTTCTAAATATACAATATTTCCTGCTTTTAAATCATGATGAAGTATATTTTTTTTAGCAAATGATTTTAATCCCATAAATAAACGGTGTCCTTCTAACCAAAATTCTTCTATTTTATCTTTATTTTCTTTTGTTACTGGTTTTTTTTTAAAGTTCTCACTAAAATCAGTAAGATTTAATCCACCATTTCGCATTAATAATAACTCTAAATCATACCCTCTATCAATATTAATATCTCTACTCATTCTACATTGTTTGATGGCTTTTTTATTGGACTCTTGTAAACCAGCTTTACAATTATCAGGTTCTCCAAGATAGAATAATTTTTTTTTATCAACCTTATCAATTAAAACATATTCTTTCATTTCTTTTGATGCCTCGCGTGGATCCATTAATTTTGATACTTTTTCATTATCACGAGTTGTCGAACCATCACATAGAAGAGGTGGGTTATGAACGCATCCATAAGTTCCTTCACCTATGACTTTTGGAATATTACTCATATATATATATATATATATATAAGTCATACTTTATTATGCACTTCTTCTAAATTTTGCTATTTTATTATACATCGATTCAGATGGATTTAAATACCAAATCTTATTTTTATATTTTTTGCTTGTTCGATATCGAATTAAAAGTTCTAAAATTACACATAATCCTAATTGCATAATCTCTTTCGATTTAACTACACTATACATGGGTTTGTCTGGAATAGCCCCATCATATACAATAAAGTTTAAACGTTTAATAACGTCACCCTTTCCTGGAGTTTGTCCACTTATACGTGTTCCCGTATTATTCTGCATTAAAGATAGGTCTTTTATACGAAATACCATTTCTTTCTCATTTCGAAACATATCAATAAATCCAACGATATCTGAAAATGTGGATGAATCTTTCGACATAGTTTGGGAGATAGAATTTGATACTTCAAAATTGCGTCTATCTTCGGGTTGAGCCAATTCCCATTTACTCGGGTCGTCTTGAGATTGTATATATAATTCCCATCCACTAATGGTCTGTATTATAAACCCACTCTTTTTATTATATGTAAGTAGTTGTTTATCAATATATGTTTTTATTATTTGCTCAGTTTCTGATAAATCACCATCTCTTCTTATATGTGAATACATATGGGATATAATGATTAATTTTTCTTCCGGCATTAACATATCGATATTATGTTGTATTATAAATTCAACATATTCATTATATGTAATTTCGTGTATAAGTTGTAGATGGTTTAATACCTTGCTCGCGTGTTTGTACCAATTCTGATCACCTCGTGTAACACTCTGTTCATTTTTCGCATATTTAACATTTAATTCTATCATTCGTATTATAGTATCATAAGTATTTGTGTCTTGTATTATGGACTCTTCTGTATTTATAAAGTCTTTTGAAATTTCCATAGTTATAGACTTGCGTTTAAAATCGATTGGGATCTTTCTCTCAAAAACAGTGATACTTTCATCATTAATCTCAACTGGTTGAAACGCATAAATATCTCCTTTATTTATTAAATTTCCTCGTCGACCATATTGGTCTATAATATATTCCGTTTTATTATTAATAAATACCGAAAGTGCTGAAAAAATTTGCGCAATAGGATATTGTTTTATAGCATTAATTGTCTCGATTATTTCATTTAAATTATAGAAATGTTTTCCATTATCTTTATCACGATACATATCACGGATACGTTTCATAATATGCTGATTATTGGATTGAAGAAAGTTTTCAGTATACATATTATTGGACAATTTCGACTTATCAATCTTATCGTCTTTTTTATTACATTTAAAACTACAATCCGCCATATAATCACAAACGTCGGTATGTGGTTTATCGCCAATTTTAAATACTATTTTTTTAGCATCGGTTGAAAGAATGAGTTGTATATTTCTATTTTCAACAACACTTTCCAATTTGCTTGATGTGAAATTGGTTTGTCCAATATTCAATAAACAATCTACTGCGGTTTCCTTCATTAAACGAGTAACACGCCCTATTTTTTCAGCCTTATTTTTTGCGAGTCGATAAACATATATATCTACTGCTTCTTCATCTGGACTGGTTTTCAATACAGTGGAATGTAAATATATTTCTACATTTCTTTCATTAAATGGTAATAAACAATGGCTCTTTTGTCGAACACCTCTTCCTATAATTTGTTCTATACGATTTAAATTATACCAAGGTTCCAATATATGAATTTGTCGAATGCATTTAAAATCGAGACCTTCTGAACCAGCTTTTGATATTAAAACCACCTTTACAACTTCTCCATTTTTATTATTCTCGTCAGTAATCGTTTTAATATCTTGCGCATTATTTGGAGAAAATGATTTATCGCCTGTGATCATAACATATTGTGCGGGTTTGAAATTGGCGACTTGACTTTTTGGTTTTAAAGTTAATGAATCAATGGGTTCGACAGGGGGTGTTTCAAAAAGAGGGGTTGTATTAGGTGACGACCCGTATCGGGTAAGCCCCAATTCTTCTAATGCGAGTGCCATGGGAACAACACCTCCGTCAATGTATTGCGAATAAATTAAGACTATTCCTTTTGATCTTTTTATGGTTTGAATAATTGACGAGATTTTGGAACTATATTCCCCAATTTTTTCTGGACTAAAAATACGTCCATATTTTTCTTGAACTTCGGGTTTATATGAGAATAAATACTTTCTTGGAATCTTTTTCATAGAATCATCCGTATAATTCATGACTGTTCGCATTCCTCGTTTACCAACCATTGTGGCTCGTGGATCATAATCAGACGGTTCTGTTATCTTTGTAGAAACGATCCCTTTTTCAAATTGTTCATCAAGAGTTATACTTGGATATACCATATTTAATGCTTCAATCGGTGCTTGTAATTGACGAAATCCGAATTTATCTAGTTCGTCGAATTCTATATTTTTTACGCCTTTTTTAATATCATCTCGCATGGCTTTAATCAACAATTTATAAGCCTTTTCTTGGTACGTACCAATTTCATTCACATATACGGGTAAATAAGACAATGGTTTGTCTATTTTTTTGCCGTTCATTTGAATTGTTGGTAATTTTAAACCTGTACCTGGATTTACTGTGTCCAATATACCCTGAACCACGCCGGTCGCACTTTGTGAAAATATTTTATCTACTGCGAAATCATTTGGATAAATTCGATAGGGAAAAACATAAGGATTTTCACCTCTTACATATGAAACATAACCTGTTAATTTACGAGACAGTAGATTATACCCTCCCTCATCAATAATCGTCCCATCTTGATCTTTACTTTCTTTTTTAAATTGTCCCTGTTGGTCAAATACTTCACTCGCACTAATCATTCCTCGTTTATCATTTGAATTCATTAAATTGGTCAACCAAATAATTTCATTATGTGAATTGTAGAGAGGTGTCGCAGATAAAAGTAGTAAACGCATATTACTACAATGTCGTGCTAATTTCATCATCATTTTTCCTATTTTATCATCTTTATTATCTTCAGATAAACGTATGTTATGAACTTCGTCGACAATAATTAGACGATTATTAAAAAAATTCCGCATATTTTGAATTTCCACTCGCCTTATCTCTTCATCGGTGAATCCAGACATTTGAACCATTGTTTTTTTTCGAATATAATTCGCCAATTCAACGTAACCCATAAAAACATAATACTGATTGATTATCGATTTTATTTGAGAAATTACCTTTTCTCGGGAAATACCTTTTAAATTTGTGGGATTAATCTCACGTAAAAATACATCTCCAACACATGAACGAATATTCCAAATACCATCCTCTTCTTTCAATTGTCGTTCGTCAAATAACTGTAATTTGAAATTGGCTTGGACATTTGGTGCTGCTACAATTATAATACGTTGTTTTATACCGACTTGTTTCATATATTGTCGCATTTCTTCAGAAATACCAATCGCACTACACGTTTTACCGCTTCCTAAACCATGATATAATAATAAACTATTATACGGTGTTTGGAAAGATAAAAAATTCTTAACAAATAACTGATGGGGCATTAGTTCAAATGGTTCATCGCACATTTTATCGGCGTACTTTGAAATATCATGAATATTACCATCATATTGTGTATCAAAGAATTCCTGATGTTGTGCGATTTTCTTGGAAAAATTAGGGTCATTTAAAGTAGGATATAGAAACGCGTGTTCATTTCCTTCTTTCTTTTCCTCGGCATATTCAATTTGTTCTTTTTTTCTTAAAAATTCGTTTGTATTATTCGGAACACTCGCCAATGCGTCATTTATTTTCGGAATAGGTTGTGAATCACGTATAATAAGTGTTTTTACAGCCTTTCCTTTAACTTCATCGCCCTTTTCTATAATAAGTGGTTTTTTCTTTTCCTCTCGTAACAATTCTAAATTAACTGGTTCACATTGACCATTTTTATTTTTTCTAGTTCCGTTTGGACAATTCTGTTTCTTAATTATAATTGCTTTTTTCATTGTATCCATTATCAAATATACGTTATACAATAAACGTATATTTCGATTTTATTATTTAAACATTTTTATTATAAATTCTCTATGGTAGTTTTTTTTCCATGACATTCTCGACACAATGCTACTAAATTATCAACATGATTACTCCCACCGTGTTCTAATCTGGTAACATGATCTACTTCAAACCACGCGTTCAACTGATCATTGCAACCATCACATTTCCAATTTTGCCTAGATGCTACGAATTTTTTCTTTGTCTCACTCACAGAACGTTTTGTTCCTTTCTTTCCAGAATTCATCATAATTTCTTTTGACCTACTATGTTGATTTGGGACACGAACAACAGGTATATCCGTATTATTACTATATTGATGTTTTGATGTAAAATCTAGAATAGGTGAAATCATATCACTGGTATTTTTATCAATAGGTAAATATTTTATATAATCATTAGATGTTTTGATAATATTCTCCGCATTTGCGGGATTTTTCTTTAATAGAACATACAATATAAATGCGGCTACGACTACACCACCCATCTTGAAATATTTTTTATACATCATTAGATTTTTTGTGTATTTACCGTCTGTATGAATATGAAATACAACAGCGGCGGTTATTAATAACATCCATAATTCTAATCGCATTTTATATTATTCTTATATAAAATTTAATGGTAATTATATAGGTAAATTATAAGAATAAAACAAATAATTGTTATACCTCCAATAATATAATCCTTATGTAGGTTATAACGTTCAGACAATTTAACCTGTTTTGGTTTATATAATGCTTTATATGTGTCTAATGCCTCATATAATGTTATTTCTTCTTTATCTAAAATACGATTGATACGATTGTGAATAAAGTGAACCCAACGTATAAACGAATCTCGATTCACTAAATAAGGTGTTACTGGAAAATTGTCCAAGAGTTTATTAAAATCATTTCCTATCTTCTGATTGGGTATAAATAGTGAGAAATTGTTTATTAAATCATAATATTTCCTTTTGGTTACTGCTGTTGGATGTAGTGGATAAGTATGAGAAACTGTATGTAAAAAAAACCAATAATGTGGTCCCCATACTTCTGGATCAAATTTATCGTCGTCTTCTAATATTGAAAATTCATAGGGTATATTTGTTTTCTTTTTATAATGTTCATAATGTTCATCCATATATTAGGAAAAAAAGTAAAGTATATAAACAATTCCGAATATAATAATATAGAATTACCTTAAAAAATGAATAATGAAATTTATTGTAATAATTGTGGAAAAAATGGACATTTATATCATCAATGTAAACTTCCAATTACAAGTATAGGAATTGTAGCATTTCGATTAAAAGACAATATTCCAGAATATTTGATGATTCGACGAAAAGATACATTAGGTTATGTTGATTTTATGCGTGGTAAATATTCACTTTCAAATAAAGAATATATATTAAATTTGCTAAACCATATGACTGTGGAAGAAAAAGCTAACCTTAAAATATTAAGCTTTATCGAACTCTGGAAAAATGTGTGGGGAGAAGGTGATATATCGGCTCAATATAAAAACGAAGAAACTGTGTCGTATGATAAATTTACGCAATTACAAAATGGTGTATGGTTTAATAGTAAAAAATGTACATTAATAGACATGATAGATGAGAGTTCAACAAAATCGAATTGGGAAGAAAGTGAATGGGGGTTTCCCAAAGGGAGAAGAAATAATCGTGAAACTGATTATGATTGTGCGTTACGCGAATTTAAAGAAGAAACTGGGTATAAAATAGACAATTTAACAAATGTACAAAATATAATTCCTTATGAAGAAATATTCACAGGTTCTAATTATAAATCGTATAAGCATAAATATTTCTTAATGCATATGGATTATAAAGTAAGTTTAAACAAAGGTCAATTTGAAAAATCAGAAGTAAGTAAGATGGAATGGAATACTTATGACCAAGGAATATCAATTATACGAGATTACAACATAGAAAGAAAACGTATATTAAATAAGATACATCATACTATTACCGAAAATATTATTATTTAGTGATACATTTCATATAATATGCTATTTTTAACTTATCCCATTTCCAAATATTCCTAATCCCAGTTTATGAATAAAATATAGTGATATGAATATCCCAATAATATATTGTATATTATCAATCATATCATTACCATTATAAGATGGAATATGAAAGTGCGAGATATCATGGGTCATTATTTGATTTGGATATACATACATCATATTATCATTATCATATGAATCAGGTTTAATTAATAACAATGAACTAATAAGGAGTAACATTTTTTGTTTCTACTTTAATATTTTTTGTTCTTAATTCAATTTTATTCAACACAAAATATATGTTCACGATATATATATTGTAATAATAATGGATAAAACAAGAATGAATAATAATAATTTTATTACAAATTTATTTAAACCGGATGATACCGGTTCGACAACCAGACGAATATTAATAAAATACCTGATTACTTCTTTTGTTTTTATATTCGCAATATCGATACTATTAAGTATCTTTTTAAATACAGGATCGGCAGATTACAACATTCAAAAGTATTTTTTCGTATACACAGTCCCTATTTTATTAACTTTTTTTATTATTTTAAGTTTAAATAAAGACGTTTCGGGCACAAAGTTATTTTTAAAATTATTTGGTGTCGTAGCACTATTTATATTCGCAATTTATCTGTATGCTACAACAAGTAATAGTGTTAATATCGATGCTATTTCAAATTATACAATTGTGGCGTTAATTGGGTTAGTTGGTTTAGCAATTCTATACCGTACTCTTGTTGATTACATGTCGAAATTACAGGGTTGGTCAGGATTTATAGCACAGATGGTGTTTTACATTCCTTGTGTTATATCCGATGTTTGGGAATATTTTATTAATGAAGTGAATCTCACTCCTTATTCTATATATTTATTTATAGCATTTGAGATATTGCTTATTTTGATTTATGCTTTATTACCAAGTATTACTGAAAAAGTAGCCGGACAAGATGAATCTATTCTTTTACAAGACAAAATCGTATTATTAAATAGTGTAAAAATATTAACAAACAGTGATAAATTAAAGAAAAACATAGAAGATCATTCCAAAGAAGGGGGTAATTATCGAAACAATTATTGTATCTCATTTTGGACTTATATTAATATTCATCCACATACACACAAAGGATATAATAGTGAGAAGGAAATATTAACTTATGGATTTACAGACGATGATGGTATAGAGCATGTAAAACCAATGGTTCGTTATTACGGAGGAGGTGGTGGTGATGACCAATTAGTGGAGAGAAATAAACTAATTTTCTATTTTTCAAGATATCCGCCTGTGAAACAGTATACTTCAGATGAACATACATTTTATGATGTTACGATAGAACCCCAGAAATGGAATCAGATTGTTATGAATTACAATAGAAATAAAGTTGAATTATTTATCAACGGACATTTAGAAAGAACATTTGTAATGAATGATAATATGCCTGTTTATAATGATTTAGATCAAATTTCAGTTGGTGACGATAATGGAATTGACGGTGGTATATGTAATGTTCGTTATTATAAACATCCTCTTTCACCTGAACAAATCGCGCTTACATATAATACAATGATTCTTTCGGAATTGCCCATTCCTAGAAAAAGTGGTGATTAATCTTGGAACTTTTTATACAATAATATAATATAATATAAAATAAAATGGAGTGGACAACTATCGTTTTAGGTATAATTGTAGTTCTCTTGATATATGTGCTATATATATTTTTCATTCGAAAATCATCTGTAATTAGCAAATCCGCCAGTTTAAAGGAGGGTAATAGTGAACCAGTTACAAAAATTAATAGTGGACAATCTACTCGTTATGCTTACGGTATATGGGTTTATGTAAATACTTGGGACACATCTCGTGAGAAAACAATCTTCTCTCGCAAAGATAATATACGCCTTTATTTAGCAGCCGATGAACCATCCCTATATTGTAGTATTTCTTGTTTATCAAAAGATGGTTCTTCATTACAAGATCAAACAATATTATTAACCGACAATTTCAGTGTTCAAAAATGGGTGTATGTCGTGATTAGTTCAGATAATTCAATTGTTGATGCGTATATTGACGGCAAATTAGTTAATTCTACAAAATTAGCAACTTCTCCAAATGTCCCAGAAATGGCTAAAATTTCTCCTATTCTCTATGGAAGTGGTTGGGATTGTTATGTAGCCGGATTACAAAATTGGAGCACACCAATTGGGCCTCAAGAAGCATGGGATAATTATATGGATGGTAATTCTAACGCATTATCTAGTTTCTTTGGAAGTTATAGCATGAATTTCGCAGTTAACAAGGATAACGTTGAGCAATCTTCGTATACAGTTAACTTTTAGAGAATATATTTAGAAGATAACTATAATAAATTATAAACATTGTTTCATCTATGTTTATAATTCCACTTGTATAAAAAAGATATTGTAAATATATAACATATATTTATAAAAATGGATACTAATAACCCCCCTGCTACTATCCCAAAAGTTAATACTGAAATAACACAAGCTGTAGGAAATGCTGTCGAAACTGGAAGTCAAAATGTTTCTAATATCGCATCAAATGTATCAGATAGTGTTAATAATGCGAGCGATTATGTAAAAGAATCTATATCATCTTTTGGTGATTCTAATTTAGTAGGTTCTTCTACTAGTTTTTTAGAATCAAATACACTTATTGCGAAATTTTCATTCTTAATCTTCGTACTGATTATTTTTATGATTCTTTTAAGTTTAGGTGTTAAGATAATTGGTTATTTTATGAAACCCAATAACGAACCGAAATTAATCAACGGCACAATGAATGGTTCAAATGAGGTCACTATCTACCAAGACCCTAAAAACGGCGATTCTATCCCTATTCTACGTTCGAACAATCAAAACAAGGGTATTGAGTTCACATGGTCAGTTTGGATTTACATAAATGATATTAATAAGAACACGAAATATTCCCATATTTTCAATAAAGGAAATGCTACATTCGATGATTCCGGAATGGCCACTGTTAATAATGGACCTGGATTATATTTAGATAACGAAACGAATAATCTAGTCGTCGCCATGAACACTGTCTCCTTATCAAATAAACAAGAATTATTAAATGTTAAAAATATTCCCCTTCGAAAATGGGTTAATTGTGTTATACGTATTGAAAATACTGCGTTAGATGTTTATATTAATGGCGGTATAGTAGCACGAACTGTATTACAGGATGTTCCAAAACAGAATTATCAAAATGTAAATATCTGTAAAAATTCCGGTTTTAATGGTAATCTAGCGGATCTACAATATTTCGATAAATCGTTGAGTATATTCCAAATCAATAATATTGTATCACGAGGTAGAAATACAAGAGCTGCTACTGAAGGTAGTTCTAATGACGCTACCGGATTCCCCCATTATTTGTCTAATTTATGGTATTCCGCAAATTATTAAACCCACTGTAATTACAAATAAATATTCAATGAAATAATGATTTTATATTATATAATTATTTATATAATGTCAGACTTCTCTTTATCATGTACAAATCAGCGAAAACAACGTGCTCGTTTTTTTTATCATTTGGCCGGAGACGCATCAACTCGTTTTAATGTAGTATCTCCTTATATTTACGAAACTAGTCTTCAGGAAAAACTCGTATATTCACAAGAAGACTTAAATATGAGAAGAAAAGCTGAAGTATTAAAATACTCTACAAACGACCATAATAAACAGAAAAAACAGAACTACGCATTTCTAGCAAAAAAAGTCACGAAAAATAAACCTTGTCCTAGTTCGAACAAATCAAAACCTTCTTCTTCTTCTGGTGTTCCTGGACCGATTATATCATTGATCGAAAATCCAAACATTCCGTTATATAATTACAAGGATACATCGAAACAATTCACCTTTCAGAATATACCATTTGATAATTTTAAACGCATTTTCGATACATTTCCTTTATATAATATCGATAGCGCGAATGATATTTTTTCTAATTTGATGGACATTATTATATTAAATCCAGATAATACCCAATTTCGATATAATTTTTCTATACCTATATCTATTAAATATACGGCTAATTTTAACGGTATTACATCTAGTTCTGACGTAACTGCTTCCCAAATTTCTATTTTTAGTTCTATATTAGATATATATTATAGTGATACACTGGTTAGTTCAAATAATATTCCTTTTAGAAGTGATCCGGCTTTATATAGTGATATTGTTTCTGCTACAAAATCTATATCTATTGATTTTATTGAAAGCACTCCTGGTGAAGTCAGTTTTCAGCAATATATTGGAAATATTATTTTAAATAACGTTACTCTCCAAACCGTAACTCAGTATGTTTATACTTTATTTCTTAAAATTAATACTAATTATACCGAATATTCTGGTGATGATGATAAACCAGTTCGAGATAACACTGGAACCGGTAGTGATATGGATAATAGTAACTCAAAAAATCTTACAAATGTAAAATATAAATATTTTACAAATTTTAATAATACAGACCCGAATTTAGTTAATGCTACTAATAACTGTAACATCTTTATTTTTGACAAGGAAGGAGGAGAGTTTAATAGTGAAGATATCGCATTTATTCCGTTTAATGTATCTGCCGAACCCTTATAAGTTATATACAAATAATAACAATAACGATTATTGGTATTATGTTTTTTTAATTATTTATAAAATGATTCATTATTTTTAATGATATTATAGTATTACCCGTTAGTTTCGCATTTGTATTTATAGTGAATTTATTTTCTAATATTTTAATCATATGTTTTATATGATGATTTCCTGCTATGCCATGGTTATCTTCTAATATTTTTTTTAATTCTTCAGCATCCTCTTTATATCCTAATCCAGTTACATTAGCAGATATTTTTTTTTTCATTTGCTCAATATTCCTGCAATGATAATGAACTAATACCAATTCCGTTGAAAAATATTCGTCTGAAATACAGTGATTTCCATGGTCCAATTGTCCATTCCAGTTATGTATATTTATAAATGTCTTAGCCATATTACCATAATCTAAATATTTTCCATGTTCACATTCACTTATCGCATCTTTATAACCGAAATCATTATTTGACGTTATTAACGCTTCAATATAGTTACATTTATATAATGTATTGTTTAAATTTTTACCAATGTCGGAACATATATATTGCTTCGTTTTTGAAGGGTCTATTTGGTTCGTGTCTTTATCATAGTAAGTAATAAATTCATCTATATCAAGTGGTATAGCTATGTGATAAATCTCTTTATTTTTTTCATTATTTATGAGCTGTGTTATTAGAATTCCTTTCATCCTATAATCACGTTCTCTATAAATATGTACACCATTATCTTTGTATTTCATTATTAAATCGTACGTATCGTCATCGCTATAATTATCTATAATATGTAAATTATTATATCCAAACATTTTACCATGATAATTTATCCATTTTTCTACTATATCATCTTCATTTTTTACCATTGTAAATAGTTTAATCCACATAATAGATAATTATACTATATAATTACATATTTTTTATATTTTTTATATTTTTTATATTTTTTATTTGAAAACAATCATTTGTTGTTTTTTTTTAAATAGTAATCTATTGTTGTTATTGTCTTTTCATATAAGATTGATTCTTTCAAATATACTGGTAATTCTATATCTGTATATGAACCTCCACGAGTATCATCAATACCAAACATATGCATAAAAATTTTAACATATTTATCTACATCATATAGGTCAGTCACTTGCATTGTGAATGTTATTTGTTTCGGTTTATATTTATTCACATATTCATATTGTTCTTCACACTCTTTCATAACTACATCATATTCTTTTTTGAAATCTGTATGTAAAAATATTTTATCTTCACCCAATGATATAAAATACATAAATAGTTTATGATATTCTTCTTTCGATTCTTTTTCTTCTTCTTCTTCTTCTTCTTCTTCTGATGACTCATCGTCTACTTGAGTATCCAATACCTGATTTTCTATTATTTCACAACAATCCATAAATAAATTATATCTTTCATTGTAAGTAACGTCATCTTCAGTTGGACCATTTTCAAGTGACTCAGATAACCATTCTATTTTTTTTAGGAACGCGGCTTCTACAAATATTGATTTTCCCTTGTTATATTCATCCACAATATTAGCATTTGCTATAATATCATTTTCCATAATTTTTGCGATACGTTCATCTCGTTCTTTATCTACAATCGTTGACGTTTGTTGTGTTATTATTTTTGTTTTTATCGCTATCTCTTTTTTTGAACACGTTTTTTTCATATTATACTATTTGTAAAGACTTATAATTACTAAATATTTATTATTTCAACGATGTAAAATAATAAATTGATTTTTTATGATTTATTTTTTTGGAACTCCGACTTTTGAATAAGTACCATCATCTTTACCATCTTTAGTATTCCAATGAGCTGCCCAATCACCTCCGCTTTGTACAGAACAACCTTGAGGAACATGATTCCAACCACCGGCTGAAAGATGTTTTCTGCGTTTAGTAACTTTATCACCATATTGCGATATAGCTCTATCTAAACAGTTAGATTTTGTTATTGTCGGCCCTGTATCTCCGACTTTTGAATAAATACCTTGATTTGCACCATCTTTAACATTCCAATGAGCTGCCCAATCACCTCCGCTTTGTACAGAACAACCTTGAGGAACATGATTCCACCCTTTACTACTAGTCATCAGTTTTGGTCTTTTTTCGGTAACTTTATCACCATATTGCGATATCGCTCTATCTAAACAGGTTTCTTTTGTTGGTGGTGGTAGTTTAGTCGTTGATTCAGTACTTACTTCCTGACTAACAGGGGCAGGGACAAGATGTGATGTGAATGAATCTTCTTTTACACGACACCATTTGCTCACATCTTTTGCGCGTTGTTCACACGCCTCTTTTGATTCACCTGTTTTTCTATTCTTCATACCCCACCAATCTCCAACCCATTTTCCTGAATTATCTAAACTCACACCTTTGCGTTCTGGACATCCCGTATCACTATATAAATAGCATCCTGGTTTTGTTGGTGGTGCTGGTACAACTGGTTTAAGTGTTGGTGTAGGTGTTGGTGAAACATCAGGTGTTGTTACAAGTGTTGGTGTAGGTGTTGGTGAAACATCAGGTGTCGTTACAATTGTTGGTGAAACATCAGGTGTCGTTACAATTGTTGGTGAAACATCAGGAGTAAAAGCTAGTTCAGTTACAGGTTCATTTATAACATCAGTATCGGGTTTAATGTCTGATAATAAATCAAATCCAGGACTCATTGAAAATGTATTATTATTATTATTATCAAATTTTTTGTGTGAATGTGTTAGAAAATGATGCGTGTGTGATTGATCGTGTAATTTATCCATATTATCATTAATGGAAGGAGTATAATTGCCTATATCACCAAAGTCATTCTTGCTATCACCAAAGTCATTCTTGCTATCACCAAAGTCATTCTTGCTATCACTAAAGTCATTCTTGCTATCACCAAAGTCATTCTTGCTATCACCAAAGTCATCCTTGCTATCACCAAAGTCATCCTTGCTATCACCAAAGTCATTATTTATATCACCAAAGTCATCCTTGCTATCACCAAAGTCATCATTGTTGTTATTATTTCCAAATCCATTATTGTTGTTATTATTTCCAAATCCATTATTGTTGTTATTATTTCCAAATCCATTATTGTTGTTATTATTTCCAAATCCATTATTGTTGTTATTTTGTCGATTAACATTTGTATTATTCATAGGAGGAATAGACAGAACATTCATTGGTGGATATTGAACAGGAAATTGTTTATAAGGAGGTTGAATTAAACCATTTATATTTTGGGTAGAAGGATGACACGGATTATGAGGCACACATGAAGGTTTGTTATTGGGCATTCCCTGTAATGAATTGTATAACAAAGGATGTTTTGTAGGAGGAACTAATGCTGCGGGTGGTGGAACAGGAGGTTTCATCCCCCAATTTTGGGAATAATTATTGTAATTCGTCTTTTTAAAATCAGGTATTTGACTCATCTTACACGTTGCTTCATTATCAAATACTGTACCAAATACACATTCATCGTTTTTTCCGATAGGCATACACTGTCCTCCATTACTGTCTAATCCAATAGGACACCATTTGATATCAGTATTATTTTTATTATATTTGCTAGGTAATTTTTTTTGTAATTCTTTCTTTGTATTAATAGTAGCGTCTAACTCTTTCTTAATATTATTTTTCCTCTCACTTGCTAATTCATTATTAGTTTGTTCGAGTTTTGATGTTAATTCATTTATTAATTTCATATTATCATCATTATCATCATATTCACTAAACTCGTTGGCTTTTGGGGTTGGATTTAATCCAAAGAAATTCAAATTCCATTGTTCTTGTTCAATCGAACGATTTCCTACATTATTACGGTTTTGAAGCAAATTTCCAACAGATTGTAATGAACCTTCTGCTATATCAATTGTTTCTTTGGCTGTATCACCTACAACGTCGGCGGTTGTATTGATAATAGCGCCTGTATAAAATCCTAACATAGCGAGTAATTTAGTGAAAACATTTTTTACTCCAGAAAATAGACGATCTAATATTACACCTATTCCTAAAAAAATATTAAAACCTAAAAGTGCTAAAATAACTAAACCAAACAGAAATACTATGATTGTATTTTTTGATAGTCCAATTATTTTATCTGTATTTTTACCAATGTTTATTTTTGGATTGGATGTATTTGTTGTATCATTGGCAGTATCCATTATTATACATTAAATATATATAATAAATTAAGTTTTATAGTGTTCGTTTAACTTAAATACAAAATTTATTTTAATAGTATAAAATGGGATTATTTTCTTTTATGGAGACGTCATTCTTTTTTACTTTAGGCATAACATTTTTACTCATACTTTTGTTAGTTTATCATTTTAAACAGCGTATTTCGAATGCTGAATCAAAACAAGACACTATGTTTGAAATTATTAATAATTTAGTACAAGAAGTTAGTAAAACACAACAAGCGTTAGCTTTAATGAACCGTCCACATAGTCCTTATCCGGTTTCTTTGTATTCAAATTTCCACACAGAAGAGGTTCATCAAGAATTACCTCAAATTAATGAGGTTACTGAAGATGAAGATGAAGATGAAGATGAAGATGAGAATGAGAATGAAGATGAAGATGAGAATGAGAATGAAGATGAAGATGAAGATGAGAATGAAGAAGTTTCATATATAGACGATTATGATTTAGACGATTCGGATGATGAGATTGTTGATGAATCTGATAATAACAGTCAGGGAAATATATCTATTCATGAAATGATTCCAATTGATTCAGTTGTTGAACTTACATCAACTGCTGATACAGAAACAATTGATGAAAACGCATTAAAAAAAACAGATTTTAACAAGATGAATTTAGTAAGCTTAAAAACATATATTTTGGAACAAGGTTGGGTTGAGGATGCTTCAAAAATGAAGAAGGCACAAATCTTATCATTAATTCAGGAACATTCGGCATAAATTTAATTATATTTAGAAAACAATATGTATTCAAAATATATAATGTTTTCTTATCCACGATCAGAACCGATAAAACACGCTTATAAAAATAATTTTATTTTAGATAAATCAAAACTTGGATACGCTACCAATAATGTCTATCCCAATATGCCTGCGAATATGACGGACGGTCGTTCACTTGTAGCAGCTCATCAACCCGAAGCAATATTAAACGAAACTATTCTACAAAACAGTGGTGTTAATTCGAATTGGGAGTATCGCAAATATTTAACTGAAAATTCGCAAAAAATTGGTCGTGAAAATTTCCAAGAAGCATGTAATGATGTAGGTTATTTCGAACGTTTTACACCACAAGAACGAACAAATTTAAACGTTCAACATAACCCTCCATCAAGTCATCTGTTATATAAAGACCGCGGTACCTTATTAAATGAGAAGAGTGATTTAAAGAATCTTTACTTATCAAGAGATGATTTACAATCGAAGTTCCAACCCATCACACTGACCCAGGATGAATTATTTAATAAAATGTCCAAGTAGATGAAAATAAAAAATACCAACA